GCGGACCCTGCGGGCCTGTGTCTCCCTTAGGTCCTGGTGGACCCTGAGGGCCTTCCGGGCCAGTCGGCCCTGCTGGACCTTGGGGACCCACAGGCCCCTGCGGACCCACCGTGCCTTCGCCTCCGCTGCCCCCGTCTGCGCTCTCCTCCACGATGGGCGTGAAGGTGATCTCCACGATGTCCCCGTGGGCCACTGGAGTTGCCAGCGTGATGGAGTAATCCGCCTGGGCTGCGATAGTCGCGGGAGCCCCGTTGACGGTCGCTATGGCTGTCCGCGTGTGAAGGGGGAGTGTGAATTGTGTCTGCCCCGCGTAAGCCTTTTCAGTAATGCTTGTCATGAGCATCCAATAAAAAAAAGCCCCACCAGGAGACCCGTGAGGGTCCCCCGATGAGGCTTAGGGTTGCTGCTGATTAGGCAGTCTTGACTTCGACAGCGGCCTGCGGAGCCAGGGTGCCGTAGCCCTTGGCGAACTTCGCCACCATCAGGGTTGCCTGGTAACGGGCCGAGTATTCGACATCCATTGCCAGGTCCATCAGGGTGACAGCGCCCAGAGCGGACTTCTGGAGAGCCAGGCCCACGGTGTTGGTGAAGACACCAGCGTACTTGTCGCCAGTACCAGCGTTCGTGGAGCCAGCGGCCACGGTGCCACCGCCAGGGAAGTTGTTGGTCGGGACCAGTTCCATGCCAGCGACACGCAGCACCTTGCCGTCAGCGTACACACCAGCACCGCCCCAGTCCTTGTTCATGACCTTGGTGTTCTGTGCCAGCAGGTAGTACTGGGCGGGCTTCACGAAGAACGCACGGTCCTCCTTCGGCACATCCTTCTCATCGAACTTCTGGGCCGCAGCGAAGATCGCAGCGATCAGAGCTTCCGAGTCGGTGCCAGCGGTGGCCGAGGTGATGACCGAACCGCCCTGCTCACCAGTGATGCGAGCTGCCGAACGAGCGGCCAGGACGCCCAGTTGCAGGAGCTGCTGGTCCTCGGTGTTCGCCAGGAAGCGGCCCAACTGGGTAGAGTACTCCGAACGAACGTCGAAGTGGCTCATGGCCTCATCGTAGTTGGCGATGGAGGCGTGAGCGATCAGCAGGTCATCGATGGTGATGACCACTTCGTTCGACGGGATCGCGTTGCCGTTAATCTCGGTGCCCGGAGTGTGGTAGCCACCAGTTGCCTTGCCCAGGACCGGGAACTGCGCCGACTTACCCGAGGTGATCTGGCGGGTGCGGATGAAACGCGAAGCCACGCGGGCGGTATCGTAAGCGGTCAGGACTTCACCGGCGAAGACTTTCAGTGCCAGTGCTTTTGCGTCGCCAGCCAGGTTAGCTTGCAGCGGACGCGAGACGTTCATATTTGCCATTTAATTCCAGTGAATGAGTTGAAAAGTCGTTGGAGCGGCTTTCCTTGACCCACACACTTTCTCGTCAGGTTATCTCCCTCGGGAGGCCAGAGATACTCTTGTGGTTGTCTTGGGAATGCAGCAGAGCCACCGCGTAAGAACGCAGTGCGGCTAGGGCTTTTCTTTCACTTGGAACGGCGAATAGTCGGGGATTCTGGGTCAGGCTCCCCGAGGGCCTGTCAACGGGCTTTGCCGTAGTTGTGTCGGTGGGCGTCCGCCTGAGCGTTCGCCGTAAGGACACCTGTAGATGCCAGCGAGGACACCGAAGAGTTCGGGTGGCCACCGGCCTTGAGGGCCGCGCTGTAGCTCTGGTGGGTCTCCGTAGCGAGGCCCCCCGCGTTGACCGTTACGAAACGATCACCACGGAGGTACGCTGCCTGGAGGTCTGAGGTATTGAGTGCCATAGACTCCTTTTACTTGGTTACGCCCTTGATCTTCTCGAAGGTGCGGTAGGCCCCCAGGCCCAACATGCCGAACAGGAGGGACATCAGAGTGTCCATCTCCAGGGCCGGGGGTAGACTGGTCCAGTGGAGCCAGTTGAGGGCGATCCAGCCACCGAGGGGGCGGATCAGGACCTGGTAGCCCAGGCCGGTGGCGCATATCCAACCAACGGCTGGACGCCACCCGGAGGTGAAGACGCTTGGCGAGGCGGCTTCCACCTCGTTGATCTTCAGTTGACCCTGAGCCAACAGAAGGCTGGCCTCCAGCTCCTTGAGTTCCCCGGCCTGGGCCAGCTTCAGAACCTCAAGCTGGGCCTGCTGCTTCTTCTCGGGGTCTGGGAAGAACCTGTCGGTGACCTTCTCGAAGAGGCCCATGAGCGGGCCGAGGATCAGCGGGTTCATTACAGCACGTCCGAACGGGCGATCTTGTCCTGGACCTTCTTGCGGAAGGCAGGATCAGCCTTGTACTCGGGCTTCGCCATGTCAGCGGTCACCTGAGCCAGCGACTCGTAGCGGTCAGCCACCGCGTTGCTGAAGCGGCCAGCGATGAGGTTGCCCTCGGTCGGGTTGGCAGCGTCGAACTTCGCAGCGAGACCGGCCACCGCCAGCTTCGCCTGCTCCGGGTTGCGGGAGTCGATGGCCGCATTGAAGGCGGTCTTCTCCACATCGGTCAGGTTCGCAGCGGCCCACTCGGCCACCTGGTCCCACTTCTCGGCACCACCCGCAGCCGACTTGATGTCAGCCTCGTAGTTGGCGGCGATGGCCTGCTGACCAGCGATGTACTGGTCCACGATGGTCTTGGGGTAGCCAGCCTTCTCCAGCTTCTCGTAGCTCTCAGCCGACAGTGTGCCGGTCTGCGAGAACTCGTTGCTGAAGTCGTCCAGGTTCAGGCCCTTGTCGGCCAGCGCCTTCGCGGCATCATCGGCACCCGGCTGGTCTCCCTGCGGGTCACTTTCCGGCTTCTTCTCCGGTTCCTGCTGGCCGCTCTGCTTGGCCTCCAGCTCGGCGTAGGCCTTGGCCATGTCTTCGACCGAGGCGAACTTCTCCGGGAGCCAGCTCGGACGTTCCGGCTGCTGGTCCTGCTGGTTCTCCTGCGGGGCACCTGCGGGGGCCTGCTGGCCGTCCACCTTGGCGACCATTGCGGCCACGTGGGCCGGGTCTTCCTGCGGAGTCGGGGAGGTGATGGTGATTTGGTCTGCCATCAGTAGTCCTCGAAGGTCATCTCGATGCCGTTGACCTCACGGGTCTCGGTGGACACCGGCTTCGCGGCTTCCTTGGTTTCCGGCTTCGCGTCTTCGACGGTCAGTTGCGGAGCGGTCTGCTCCTTGGTGTCAGCCACCTTGGGATTGGCTTTGCTCACTTTGCATTCCTTGTTTGAGTAGGCCACCGGCCTGGTTGATTGCGGGGGTCATGCCCTGTTGCAGCAGGGCCATCTGTTGAGCCTGTGCGGCCTCTTCAGCCACCTGTTCGTCCGACTTCACGAGACCCTTCATGTCGATCCCGAGGGCAGTGCCACGGCGGGTGTAGTAGTCGCCCCAGTTGATGCGGGAGGCCCCATCGGGGTTCTGCGCAATCGGAGCAATGAAGCGGTCCAACTTGTCGAGGTCGTTGCCACGGCCCAGGGCTTCGAGGCCGGTGACGATCACCGGCTTCACGGCCTGCTGCGGGAGTACCGGCAGGCGCTTCTGGCGCTCCATCTGGTAGATGAGGCGCTTGATGAGCGGGAGCTGTAGTTCCTGCGAGAGGATGGAGTAGATGCCACCGAGGGCACTCTCCAGCTCGTTGGCCACGTAGCGGATCTCTTCAGCCGTCACACGCTCTCCCGTGCGCTGAACTGCGGAGTTCAGGAGGAAGGCGTAGGACAGCCTGGTCTCGATGCCATCAGCGGTGTCCTTGGCTACCCGGAAGTCGTTGTACTTCTGGAGCTGGAGGACAGTGACATCGGCCTCGGTCCCTTCACGGAACGCGCCGTTCTCAGCATCCGCCAGGTCCTTCATGTCCGTGACCCCGTTGGGGTTCACCAGGAACAGGATCTTGGCTGCTGCTGCGGCACCTTCCACGATGGCCTGCTGGAGCCCTTCGAGACTCTTCAGGTCACCCAGGTACTCCTCCACGTAGCCACGTCCGTAGTCCTCACCGTCGATCTTGGTGAAGCGGACGGGGACCCACGGGGACTTGTCGAGGGGGTAGGTGCCCCGAGACTTCGGGACTTCCGCACCGTTGACCTCCTGGTACACAGACCACTTGCCACCGTTGCGGTACACGTGGGTGTAAATCTTCAGGGGTTCGTCGCGGCCCTTCTTGTCGCCCTCGATGGGCTCCTCGGTGATGAAGTCTTCCGGCAGGAGGTCACGATCGATCTCCTCCTCGGTGATGATGTCCAACACGTTGCCCATCGGGTCCCTGCGGACCACGTAGCGGTGCAGATGGAACACCCTCATGCCACCCGTAGGGGGCAAGTACAGGAGGACGTTACCGGCCACCACCAGGTGCTTGAGGGCCTCGAAGGCGCTCACACGGATGGCGTTGGACTCGATCTCACTCTGGACCGCACGTTCGCTCTTGTTCAGACCCTCTTCCACCTTGGCGCGCATACCCTCTTGTTGGGTGAGCTGCTCCAGGGCGTAGTCATCGATCATGTAGCGGAACGGCGGGGTGTTCACGGGGAACAGCGACATCAGCATCTTGGACGAGAGGTTGTTCACCCCTCGGGCTCCGATGGCCTGCCACGGAGTGGGCAAGCTGGAGGAACCGTTGTGGCCCTCAGGGGGCAGCAGTGTCGGGATCGTCAGGGTAGAGCATTCACGTGCTCTGCGGAGGAAGGGCTCTCGGTTCGTCTTCCACTTCTCGTAGAGGGAAGCGGCACTCTTCGCCATGCTTCCTCCTTACTGGCCAACTGGCAGGTTCAGGCCCGAGGAGCCGCCTACGTTGGGGCTGGTCAGGTCGATGCGTAGGCTCTTGCGCCCCTTGTTCAGCTTGCCACCCTTGCCTTCGTCAGCGCCCGAAGCTGCGGGCTGGAGGACGTTCGGCGGAGGAGGCGGAGGAGCTGGCGGTGGGGGCGGAGGAGGCGGCTGTGTCTTTGGTGCTTTAGGTGCGCACACTTAGTTCTCCAAAATGTCTTTGGTCTGCCGCTCGTATTCCTTGCGGAGAAAGCGGATGACCGAGAGTTGACCCTGGAGAAAGCGGAACTGTTCCAGGGAGTAGTCAGTGGTGTCGGGAACGGTATCCTTGAATCGCTTTTCGAGGCCCTCCAAGAGAACCTTGGGGACCATCGGAAGGTCGCTTTTAGCCATCTCGAATATCCTATTGTGGCCCCGAATCTCCCGAGAGCTTTTCAGCAGCTCGGACGATCAGGTGGTTGAACCAACGGCGGATCACGTAGCTCCTCGCCACCGAGATTGCGGTGTAGATGCAGCCCATCGCCAGGTTGGCCTGGAGCGAGATGCTCAGGCCGAACAGCGGGAAGATCAGCAGGTTGGCGAAGTAGTTGATTGCGAAGCCGATGGCGGTGTTGATGAGGGCCTCGAAGAGAGACCCTCTGCGGGACTGGCTCACTGGTTGCGCCACATTTGCCGCACGGCCAGGGCCATCATCACGATGACGAGAACCATGATGAAGGTGGCCCCGACTGCAAACATCCAGTTGGCGTAAGTTTCCACGCTCATGCGGCCCCCTTATCCAGCTCGGTGTGGTGGTGCGGGTTGTGGTCCTTGAAGAGGTCCTTCAGGTGCGCCACAGCGGGCTCCAGGCCGTCGATGATGCTGGCCAGGTTGATGGCCGGTGGGCGGTCATCGGTGAGCTTACCGGCTGCGTTGGCGTCCATGATGATCGCTGCGCAGGCCATGACCGAGGCGAGGTGCGGCACGCCCGTCTTCGGGTCGGCCCATTCGCCATTCCAGTACTTGGCCAGGTGGCGCTCCAGCGCGGCCTTGTAGATGGACGCACGGACACCAGCGACACGCCAGTTGAACTTGCCGTACTTCAGGGCACCCTCGGTGAACGCCAGGGCCATATAGACCTTCGCGGTGTCCGGGACGACATCCATGCCCAGCTTGGTGGAACCGATGGCATCCTTCGGGTTGGTCGCTTTGGTGTCCGGGAGGTCCGCGTAGATCGGCTCCTCATCCTTCGGGACCAGCTCCAGCGCGCGACTCACCATCTCCAGATTAGTCGGCATGTAGCCCGCGCGGAGGTGATGGTTGTCATCCCACTTCACATTCACGCCGTTGTCGTCGCTGTCCTCCAAAACGGTTCCGGTCTTACCAATGCGACTCGGGGTCAGGGTGCCGATGTATCTTACGCGGTCGCCGCTTTTGAACTTGGTGTCCATAGTTTCACTTGTTTGGTCTTGAAGTCGTAATCCGAAGCGCGGCAGATGCGCGCCACTCGGGCCTGGGCCAGGGCTTCTTCTTCCCCCAGCCCTGCTTTTGCGAAGCACGAGACAACACCGTCCCACAGCGGGCGGTCACCCAGCGGCTCCTTCGTCCAGCGGGTCTCGGTGGTGTCCTTGCGGGGACCGGACTTGAACGTGTGTTGGTACTGCACCCAGATGTAGGGGTCGTTCAGGAACTCCAGCGCGGTCTCGTGGCCCATGTTCGGGCACCCCGCGTAGTTGTCGGTCGTGTCGCCCACCAGGGTCTGGTACATGTGCCAGCGGTCCGCTTCTTCCTCCGTCACCTCGAACAGCTCACGCTTGCCGAAGTTGTAGTGGAAGCCGGGGATGGTCTTGAGGTCCTTGTCGATGGTGCAGACCACCAGCTCCACGTCCTTGCCGAAGCGCTTGCGGAGCATGGTGCTCGTGGCCAGGATGCCGAGGACATCATCACCTTCGAGGGTCGGGACGGTCTTGGTCTCGTAGTTCTCACGAGCGAACGCCAGGGCGTGCTTGCGAAGCATCGGTGCCCGTTGGCCTGCGCGGGTGGCCTTGTAGGTTGGCAGGACCCTGAGACGCCAGTTGGCGCTTCGGTCATCATCGGAGAACGCGAGGATTGCCTCATCGGCACCCGTAGCGGTCATGATGGCGTGGATGGAATTGCGGAAGGCGGTCTCCACGTCACCCTCGAAAGCATGGAGGGTCCACAGTCCGTCACCCCAGTCGATGGCCTTCTCGGAGGTGATCGCGGACTGGAAGGTGTTCACGTCCGCATCGATCAGTGCAACTCGTGTCACTGGTCCTCCCGCTTCACGGGGGGCTTCAGCAGCGCGGGCACCTGCTGCGGAAAGCGGAGCTTGGTGGCTGCGGTGATGATCTCACCGCCGTGCGGCTCGGTCGAGAAGACCACCACGCGGGTCTCCTCGGGGGTCTCGTAGATCAGCTTGTACATGGGG